AGAAATGAATGTGCCTATGTTATTAGAAGCCAAGATTGGTCCTAATTGGCTTGACACAAAAGACGTTTAATGATATAACTTCACTTCCAACAAACTCAACAAAGGAAAATAAATATGAGTACATCAGTAGCATTATCCGTAGATGGTATGTCTTTATCAGAGGCAATGGGAATGTCATCTACACCTACCGCATCAACCCTTGCTCGTGTAGCACAGGTGCACAATCCTATCACCGTATCTATTGGTGATGACGAGAAGATTACTGTACCTGTAGGTGCATTCAAAGTAACCATGCCTGACGGGGAAGTTGTCTATACTCGAAAGGCATCTATTCGTGTGTTTGCACAGCGTCAGCAGTGGCAGCGTTGGGATTCAGCATCAGAGACAATGAACAAAAGTCTCATGTCTAATAGTTTGAATGGGGATCTAAAAGATACCACAGGTAAGTTCAACTTGGGCCGACCTAGTGGTTACATTGAAGACTTCCAATCTTTACCAGAGGCTACGAAGAATCTTATTCGCAGCATCAAGCGTGTAAAGGTTACGCTTGGTATGATTATTCTGGACAATCCAATGGACTATTCGGGTAATCCCTTACAAGGCTACGAGGATGAGATTCCGTTTGTGATGGACATCAAGAATACAGAGAGCATGAAGTCATTGGACAATGCGCTTAGTAAGATCATGTCTAAGAAGCTCACCCCAGTAGAGCATACTGTTGCACTGTCTAGCGCTAAGCGTGAGTTGCCTACAGGTGCTAAGTACGCTGTGCTAGTGGCTGATCTAGGGAGCAAGGTAAACTTTCAAGAGCAGGACAGTGCTACACTACAGGACTTCTTGAACTGGGTAGAGTACTCCAACAGTTATGTATCTCAGAAGTGGCAGGAGAATAGTTCATCAGCAATAAGTGCTAGTGACGCTGATCTGGTTTCTTCAATCGTAGAAGTACAAGAAGCACAGTAATGATGCATCCCGCAGAACTGTCCGTACATTCATATCTACGCAAAGCCTTAGATGGTGATGCAGGTATGTCTAAAGAAAACATTGAAGCCATAGTAGCAGACGTTGCTAAGGCTTTGGAGAAGCAGTTTAACGGCGGGCCAAGAGATGAATTTAAACTTAGGATGTCTAATATCGGGCGTCCTAAGTGCCAACTCTGGTTTGAAAAGAATGACCCTGAGACAGATGAGCATAAGCCTACATCATTCCTACTACAGATGATGCTAGGTGATTTTGTTGAGGCGTTATTCAAAGGTCTGCTTCGTGAAGCTGGTGTTAAGTTTAAAGACAATGACAAGGTAACATTGAACTTAGGTGAAGGTAAAGATATCAAGGGTGAGTTTGATATGATACTGGACAATAAGCTTGATGATGTTAAGTCTGCATCGCCTTGGTCCTACACTAACAAGTTCACTAACTTTGAAACACTTGCCCAAGGAGATTCGTTTGGGTATGTACCTCAACTGGTTGGTTATGCTAAGGCAGCTAACGTAGGTGTAGGTGGTTGGTGGGTAGGCAACAAATCCAATGGCGAGTTTAAATACGTATCAGCAGAGGGTGTCAATGAAGAAAAAGTAATAGAGGACATAGAAGGAACATATGATTACATTAATAATGATGAACCTTTTGAGCGCTGCTTTGGGGCAGTACCAGAAACGTATAGAAAGAAACCATCAGGCAACATGAAGTTAAACTCTTCCTGTAGGTTCTGTTCACATAAGCGTAAGTGCTGGCCTACTATGCAGACCTTACCATCTAAAGTATACTCAGGAAACAAAGAAGCACCCCTAGTTGATTACATCTTATAGAAAGGAAAGACATGACTAAGCTAACATTAGACGATAAAGAATATGAGATCGAAGACATGACAGAGGAACAGAAGGAGATTCTAAACATACTAAACTTAGGCTCCAATGCATCTGCTCTCTTAAATCACATTACGCAATGTGTACAGGCTGTACAGCAGATGAAAACAAACGAGTTAAAATCTTCTTTGGAACCTGATAATGCCACCGAAGAAGAAACCTAGAAGGCATAACTCAAGAAGGTATCGCAGCGGCTTAGAGAAAGAAGTCGCTGCATTCTTGAGTAGTAATCAGAAGTCGGTAAGGTATGAGAAACTAAAGATAGAATGGGAAGACTTTAGATACAGAACTTACACCCCTGACTTTGTGTTGGACAACAACATAATAATTGAAACCAAAGGTATCTTTGATAGTGAAGATAGACGCAAACACTTGGAGATAAAAAAGCAACACCCTTACCTAGACATTAGGTTTGTATTTAGTAACTCAAGATCTAAGCTTTACAAAGGAGCTAAAACAATGTATCAGGAATGGTGCGACAAGAACAATTTTAAATGGGCGCACAGAGTTATCCCGGAAGAATGGTTAAAAGAAGATCCTACTACTGAAATAAACTTAGATAAGATTACTGTACAAAGGAAACTATAAATGGTTAGAAGAATATCCAATCAAGAAGTAGCTATCATTCTATCTCTAGATGATTCAGAAGAAGAGGATGCGTTGAGTGTAGTTACTTATGTACCCAAGGATTGTGATTTAGATAGAGATACCCTTGACGAATTACTAAACGTAACTACATTCCTTACATCCTTCCTACATTTAGCGGAGAGAAATCAAACTTTGCGAAAGCAGGTTATGGAATATAGAAACGCTTTGTTGGACATGGAGCATCTAGAAGATATGGATTTTATAGAAGAGGAAGAAGGTTTACCACCCGTAGATGTAAAGACTACCAATGGTAAGGTCATACGATTAGATGCATGGACAAAGACAAAAGGAAATGCTTGATGTCAAAACAGTTTGATCCTGTTAATAGCCCGCCACACTACACAATAGGAAATGGAGTGGAGTGTATTGAGTATATCAAACAAGTACTTACCCCAGAGGAGTTCAAAGGCTACTGCCACGGCAACTTAATTAAGTATCAACACAGGCACGGATATAAGGGTAAGCCTGTAGAAGATATGGAAAAAGCACAGTACTATCTCAATAAATTAGTAGAAACATTAAAGGAGATTCACAAGTGACACATGACTACACTGTTTCTTTTGTAATTAAAGTAGACGAGGATAACAATCTACTATCATCTCTACAAGAGGCACACAAAGAAGATATAGAAGAGTTAGTTTTAAATATGTTCTATGACGTAGATGATGTGACAATATCAAAACTATTGGTAAGGGATAGACCATGATTAACAAAAGTGACTTAGAAGCGTTTGGGTATTTCGATATGTTTCAAAACAGTACGGACTACGATCAAGACCCTGTAAGATTTTACAGTCAATTTGTAGAGGATAAGGTATTCACTAAAGGACGAGAGCGTTTAGTAGAAAATACTTTGGGTTTGGTTGGCGAAGCGGGAGAAGTATCTGAGAAGGTCAAGAAATTATTTAGAGATAAGAATAAATTTACAGACGAAGAAGTCCTTAAAGAACTGGGTGATGTATTGTTTTATACAGTAGCTTTAGCTAATATCTTTGGGGGAAACTTAAAGAAAGTTATGGAGATGAACATGGCAAAGTTAGATGATAGAGAGCAACGTGGTGTATTAAAAGGAAGCGGTGACAATAGATGAATAATTATTTACCAACAGACTATCAAGCTTTTATTCATACCTCACGGTATGCACGATGGCTTGATGATGAAGGACGAAGAGAGTCTTGGGGCGAAACAGTAGATCGTTACATTAACAATGTAGTAGGGCATAAGATTGACGAGAACACTAAGGATGACTTAATGTTTTCTATTCTCAACTTAGAGGTTATGCCGTCCATGCGAGCCATGATGACTGCAGGTCCAGCGGCTAATCGTGACAACACTTGCATGTATAACTGTAGTTATCTACCCGTAGAGGACCCTAAGTCCTTCGATGAGGCTATGTTCATCCTCTTGTGTGGTACTGGTGTCGGCTTCAGTGTCGAGCGTCAGTTCATTAGTAAGCTTCCTGAGATCCCTGAGTTGTTCGACAGTGAGACTACTATCGTTGTCAAAGACAGTAAGGAAGGTTGGGCTAAAGCTCTTCGTCAAGTTCTTGCTCTCCTCTGGGCTGGTGAAATCCCCCAGTGGGATATTGGTTTAGTCCGTCCTGCAGGTGCAAAGCTTAAAACCTTTGGTGGTAGAGCTTCTGGTCCCGCACCTCTTGTTGAACTATTTAATTTTACTATTGCTACCTTCAAGAATGCACAAGGACGTAAGCTATCTAGCATTGAGTGTCACGACATCATGTGTAAGATTGGTGAGGTAGTTGTCGTAGGTGGTGTACGCCGTAGTGCTATGATCTCTCTGTCTAACTTAAGTGATGATCGTATGCGTCACGCTAAGTCAGGTCAGTGGTGGGATAACGAACCTCAACGTGCATTAGCTAATAACTCTGTTAGCTATACAGAAAAACCAGATGCTATATCATTCATGCGTGAGTGGATGGCACTAGTAGAGTCAGGAAGTGGAGAACGTGGTGTATTCAATCGTCAAGCAAGTAAGAAACAGGCTGCAAAAAATGGTAGGCGTGATCCTAACTACGAGTTTGGGACTAATCCTTGCAGTGAAATTATACTTAGACCAAATCAATTCTGCAATCTTACGGAAGTTGTTATTCGTGCGACAGATACCCTTGAAGATTTGGAGCGTAAGGTTAAGCTTGCTACGATTCTGGGAACCATACAATCCACCTACACCAAGTTTCCATACTTGCGTAAGGTGTGGAACAAGAACACAGAAGAAGAGCGTCTGCTGGGTG